AGTCCAATAGAAACTATAGAAATAATCCAGAAGATCTTGTCGCGTTTGTCAGCTTGTTCTTCAAGAGCCAGCTTTTTTCTTTTTCTTGCCTGTGCTGTTTCGTGAACAACCATATCCCATAATCCCGGTTCCGCATTTGGGCCGCTTCTGCACAACGACCGTAGCTCTTCTAGTGCTTTCTTATGCGCCATACGTGCAGACGCTATAGCAAAACCCTCTTGCTCTGAAGAGTTAAGTCGGCCAAGTGGCCCTTTGTGTTTTCCACTTTCTGCTAGGTTTATCTCGGATTCAATCTCAGCAAGTTTTCCAAAGGCAGGCATAAGTTCGTTAATATCTTTGCCTGCTTTGATAGCAGAACTTATGCTTCCAGCCACTTTTGTAACCATGCCAGCCAGAGCTAAAACTTCAATCATTCGACTCTGCCTCTATTCAGTATCAGCCCCTGCGATTCATTCCTTGACGCTGCACCTCAATCCGCTCACGATTTACATCGTTGCGATTTCCAGCAATGTCTTCTGAACTTTCGATACGAGCGGCATCTGTTACAGCACGTTGCTCCATCTTAGCAGCTTCTAACAATAACTCAGACTTGTCAGTGCTGGCCTTGCGGTCAGCGTCTTGCTTCTTGATCTGCAACTCTTGCATGCGGATCTGGACCAATGGGTCTGCCATCGCGTCCTGTCCTGGTGGAATAAGGTCGGCTAATGTTTCCTGCATAATCTCTAGCTGTTGGATAGCAACAAGCTTTTCCATCTCAGCAGGGTTCTGCATGTTCTGTTGTACTTCCGCGATCTGTTGTTGCGCCGCAGCCGGATCCACAGCACCCATCTGAATCTGTTGTTGTACCTTTGTAATCAAGTTTTCAATCTCTTGAGTTACTGTCAGACGTGCCTTCATACCAATATGCTCTAGTAGGTGAGCATAAAACGTTCCCATAACCTGTGGGGAAGTCGTAACCAACGGTGTCTTCATAAACATCACATGTATCTTAATGTGCGCGTCATGGTCTTGGTCAGGAAATGACTGTAGCAATTCACCCATCAACGCCCGAGCATTCTCTAATACAGGGTCTAACGGTTGAGGTTGCGGAGGTGGCGGTAGAATCTCATCAATATTCTGCACTTCTAGCGCCATATACATACGGCGATACGCTGCATGCAGGTTGTGCATCTGTGGGTTGGACTGAGCCAACTGCAACTGTGTCTGTGCTAGAGTAACGCGTTGGGCCATCGAGAAGATGTTCGGGTCGCTCACAGGAATGATATCAACACGGCCGTCAAAGTCTGTCGCCATGATAGTACGTTCAGCGCCAGCCACGTCGTATGGATATTCCTGCGGTAAGTTATCGGCGAATGTCCGCGCTAGAATACGGAACTCTGTTTTCTGAGCGTAATGCAACCGCTTATGGATTGCAGACATCACCTTCATGCCCCGCTCCAGCATAGCCATCGTAGTGCCTACCGGAGTTTCTTGGTTCATGTTGTTGGTCTGTTCATCAGCCAACGAAACGAAACGGCGCCCACCCTCGATCAACGCACCCAGTAACTGGGCTAGTGTTGCTGAAGGTTCTTTGTATGGCAGAGGAATAATAGAATCCCGAATGTTGCCACCAGGAGCGTCAATGTCCCGCCATTCTCCAGGTTGTAAAGGCTCGTCATCATTACGAACCTTTACGCCCCGAGCCTTGAAACCCGCTGGGAGGTTAGCGAGTGTTCCGGCATCGATCAACTGGCGTAGGATACTGGTAGCTGCACGACCTAATCCACCAATCATGTGGATCAAACCAAAGCCATAAAAACCTAACCCAGGCATAAACTTGTAGTGGACAAAGTACTGGCGCTTCTTAGCTAAGTCAGTGCCTTCATCGTAATTCCTGCGGACAGAAAGAATGTCCCCAGATGCTTCATCTAAAGTAACGATGTACGGTAGCTGAATCCCTGTAGGCTCTCCGTCAGGTGACATGTCCTCGAAACCCTCAAGGTCCAAATCAACATGCATCTCCAACAAAGTGTACACTTCATCTGTATACGTCTTGGATATCCCTTGGATCTCGTCAACCTTCTGACGAACCTCATCCGCTTCGGCATCTCCAACCTTTAATTCTATATCGCGATAGAAACCTGCAACCTGCATCTTGCGAATCTGGTTGTAGTCCATGCGTAAAACATGCGTCACACGAGATGCTGTGTTCAAATCAGATGCTGAGTAAGGAACAACAAGATCCTGCGCCGGTATAAACTTAGATACCGAACGCTGCTTGGCCTCATCGAAGTAAACTTTTTTGAATGTCGAACCAGACAGCGGTAAATAAAACAACAGTTGATCCATATCCGGATCGTATTCGTCCATCACTTCCATGATCTGGTAGTTCATGTACGTCTTTACACGGTGCGCTTGCGCTTCTCGGTCTGCATCCTGCTTACCAAGCACCTGAGTCTGCACTGGCCCACCGGCCGGTAATAGCTCCTTGTAGGCTTGTGCTTGGAATTGGGTCACACTCTCCGCTATAAGTGGGTGCGTGACACCAGAGGCCCCTTGGAACGGCTCTGAGCGTTCTATCTGCCGGATACCAAGCTGGTCTAAACCTTTGGTGTAGGATTCTTCCCAGTCGGAACGTGAATCTTGGTCTTCTTCGTAGGATGATCTAAGCTCAGAGGACAGTTCCCCCATGTAGCCGTCATCCAAGAACTCTGCGAGGTTAGCCTCATGCTCCATAGGAGCTTGGGCCTCTGCCTCTTCTATCATGTCCTCAATAGACTGGACCGTGGCCGAACCGTCTGCATTCTGAATAACTTCAGCGCCCGAAGAGAAATCTTCCGGCATGTCCATGGCAACTTCTACCGCAGGTAGCATGTCATCTGGTCCGCCTTGCATGGCGCCGTTGTCTACAAGTGAGCCCATTGGGCTAGGTGGCAAGGCCATTAATAATACTCCCGTTTCCGCGGAACAAAGTCTTCTCCGCTATCCTCACCTTCAAGTGATATAAAACCACCTTGGCGAAAACGCATTAGTGCTAGTGTCATGCTATCACAATAGTCGTCATGATCTCCATTAGGAAATGACACCACTTCTTCTATAACCTCATCCGCGAACTTTTTGTCCGACGGAGCCCATACAACACCAGCTTCAAATAATGGCGCTACCATGTGCATTCGAGTCACCTTATCACGACCTTTGCCCGGTGAGAACCCTAATGCTGGTATTCCTCGCTGTCGTAACTCGTCAATCAACGGCTGTCCGCTGGCTTTGGCCTCAACAATCACCATGTCAGGGTCCCAATAGTCATGTTCTTCGTAGGCTTTTTCCTTTAACTCAGGGAAATTCCACCTACCTCGCTGTGCATCTAGCAAAACAACGTTGTCCGGTCCACCATCTACAGGTTTAAACACACCCCACGTCGTAATAGCTGAGTAATCCGCAGTTTCTTTCTTGGAAAACGCCGTGTCATACGCCTGTAGTATGTAATCAAGCCGCGGAATCTCTTCTTCTTCCCACAGTTTCCACCACTCGCGCTTGATAATGGACGAGCCCGACGATGTCGGCTCCTGTTGCCACTGCGCGGACCACTTACCTACAGGTAAAGAAGCTTTAATGCTTAATAGGGCGTCTTTTTCCCAGAACTCCGGCCATAATGGCTTTCCGCTGGGTAAAATTGCAGGAAACTCCACCACTTCCCACTGATCAGACATGATATCACTGCCCTGCTGGGCCAGTAATCTGCCTGTCAAGTCTTTTTTACCCCATCTCGTCATAACAATTATGATCGAACCGCCAGGTTGCAGACGCTGACGGGGTCCAGAGGTGTACCATTCGTATGCGTGGTCGAATGCAGTCTCGCTTAACGCATCTTGTTCCGAATGAGGGTCGTCAATGACCAGCAAGTCCGCACCACGGCCCGTAATCGCAGCCCCGACACCCGCCGCAAAGTACTCTGCGCCCTTGTCAGTGCCCCATTTACCCGCACCCTTATTGTCTTCCTTGAGGTTGGTCTCTGGAAATATCTCTTTATACGCTGGATCATCGATTAAATCCCTTACTTTTCTACCAAAACGCACCGCAAGCTCTGTGTTGTGCGTAGCTTGTATGATCTTTAGCTTTGGATTACGGCCCAAAAACCAAGCCGGCATCAGGTAACTAGCAAACTCAGACTTAGAATGTCGAGGTGGCATGTTGATTATCAGGCGTTTACACTCTCCACGAGCAACCGCCTCAAGCTTTTTAGCTATAACACGGTGGTGAGCGCCCTCAATAAAGTTCTCATAGACGTGGTGAGCGAACGGCATGAAGTGATCGTATGCTCGTTCTTGAAGATCTAGGCGATTCTTAGCCTCCGTCAGCGCCAAAATCTCTTTCAGCGCCTCCTCGGGTAGTGCCTGTAAATTCATGCTCTACGCCTTGATCCATACTCTGGGTTCTTGTTAGTTTGGTAATAAGCCCCACCCGTTGGACGAACCTTCTCAGGCAAGGAATCTATCTGCTGACATACAAACTGGCCCTTAACCATTACCTTCTGGTATCCGTCTGGGCACTCAAAGTCATCTTCTAGCGGAACTAGCTCGTCGCCATCGCCATCATCATCGTCACTGTCAATTGGATCAAGATCTATTGTTGCTCCACCGTCGTCGTCTCCAACATCTTCATCAACTTCAACTGTGATGCCTTTATCGTCGTCGTCGTCTTCATCATCTAGGACAACTACGCCAACTGGAGTCTTAACTGGTGTTCTTACTTCAGTAGCTACGGTCTGATCGGTAATTAGTGGAGTAGTTACGGTCTGATCGGTAATCGCCGTAGTGGTTTCCGCCGGTACTTCAACGACAGTAGCAACACCTGTGCCCGTTCTTCTGCCCTCGATTGTGTCAAACTTTGGATCCACCGGAGCCTTTGCGGCACCTACATCGGTGTCCGTCATAATCTCCCCGACGAGTCCGCCCACGTCAGAACCAGTGGCGTCAAGAGTAGCAATTCCCGTTTTAGGTCTGCCTACAGGCACTAACGAAGTACTTGGCCCAGTGGCTTTAGATGTATCAAGTCCCATTGCAGTTTCAGCAAGGTTTGCCACTTCAACCATCGACAAGTTGTTATCCTTAGCAAGTTTTGTAGCCGTTGCCGCAGACAATCCACCTTCTTGAGCCACTTCAGTAGCAATAATATCAATTATCGACTGTTCTTGAGCTACGGCTTCAGTAGCAGTATTCGTAATTGCGGGGGCTGAAACTGTAGATCCCGCCGCGAGGTTTGGATTAAACGTTCCCCCAAGTCCCAGCGCACTTAAACCAGTAGGCATCTGTGTATTAACCGGAGCATCCGTAGCTGGAGCCGCTAGTTTAGGAACATCAACCACAACGTCAGTCCCAGGTATTGTAATCTGATCTAGGTTCGTAGTCACGTTTGGTTGCGCCACACCAGAGATATCAAACGCGGGAAGGGCGTCTGTGGTCGGTGCAGCCAGAAGTTGCGGAGCCGTCTGTGTTCCTGATATAACGTTTGCCGCAGCCGGCGCAGTAGCCGGCGCAGTAGCGTTCTCTCTAGCTAGTTCAGTACGAGCAAGCATCTCCGTGAAAGTTTCATTTGGAAATTCCCGAGTAAAGGGTGTACCATCTGGATTTACAAGTCCATTTTTTACACGAACATTAGGGTTAGCAGGTATTGTTGAAAACTGCGCGTCATAAGCTTGGCCCTCTTGAGTCTGCTGTCCTCTGCCCACGGTATCAATAGCGGGGCCCCCTGATTGCACCGGAGCCGTAGTCATAATACCAGTAGGCGCCGCAGAAGAAGTCATCGCAGTGTTAACCCCGCCTACATCTGACAGTGCCGATCTCTGCGCCGCAGTAAGACCCGTGCCAGCAGGACCACTAGGTTGTACTATTGGAATCGAGGCCACACCACCAGAAGAAGATGTTCCATCGGAAGATGTTCCAGCGTTGGTTCGATTTGTCACTTGAGTAGGAACGTTGCCTAATCCAGCCGTAACTCCCGCAACAAGAGCTTCATCAAGACTTGCATCAAACGTTGGCTTTCCTGATGCGGCGGATGCCGCAAGCACTTGTTCGGCTACACCCTCACTGACCACTTCTGAGGCAACACCGCCGAGAAAGCCTTTAAGTCCTTTGCCCAAAAATGGAAGGATGTCCGTAACGCCAAGAACGGCGGCAGGAAGAGCCGTTACATCACTAGCTTTGTTTACTGCCGCTTGAATCTGAGCGTTACTAGCGTTCGGGTTTGTCTCTTTTAAACGTTCTATTACTCTGGCTGACGCATTTCCGCCAACGTCAGAAGATGTTTGAGGGCCCGTGATTAAAGCTCCAGCAAAAGGCTTTTTTGCTGCAATGGATAAGGCAAGTGCAGGAGCTAATGCCCCTAGTGATTCTGTGGCCGCGACGCCTAGTGCGGGTAAATCAACTCCTGTTGCGTTTCCGTCGGCGTCCCTTTCAACAACGGCTCGGTTTCCCGCTCGTCCTACAGCGCCGCCAACCTTGTCTTTTATCGACTGGCCTAGGTCAGAGATGGGTTGTCCTACGGCATCTAACCCTTGAGAAATTATGTTCTGTTCATTCTGATTTACAAATGGAAGGTTCGGATCTACCAAAAGTTGTCCGTCGGGACCCCTAGGCATAAACCCATAATCAACTTTACCCACGGCGGTTACAGGTGTTTTAGGAGGTTCGGCGCCAGTGAAATAATTACTAAGGGCGGTAGCCCCTTTAAAAGCCATACCTAGGCCCGGACCCAAATAGTCTGAAAAACTTCCTCCAGATAAATCTTGGACTTGACCTGGAAGTAATTCTATTCCGCTATCTCCGTAAATATAACGAGGCGTCTGATTTTTGCTTTCGACTATGTTGGAAGCGCCCAGAAGAGTTTCTCCCGTGCCACTAACCACACCGCCACCAAGTTTCTGTAGGAGTCCGGATATGATACCCTGTTCTGATGGGTCAGCTATTCCTCCTACACTGTCAATTACATCTGGTCCTCCTATGCCTAGCCGTTTTTCTTCGGCTATCGCGGCGGCGGCCGCTGGATCGGAAAGACTAAGAGGGACATCCCCTGGATACTGAGGAACGTAGTTGTCGTCGTTGTTAGTGCCACGGATGTAATCTAAAAAGGCATTGTTACCGCCGCTGGCATTTGCAACTTGGTCGGGCCCAGGTAAAGAAGCTAAAAATTCCTCTTGAGTCTGAGGTTCAGTGTCAACAACCGGAGGTTCACCCGCAATAAGAGACTGTAAATACGAACTGGGGTTCCGAAGTTTTGTAGCATTAAGGGGGACATCTCCTGGAAACTGAGGAACGAAGGGTTTGTCAACAGAAGCCGGAGGTAAATTTAGACTTACCGGTGGGGTCTCAGAAACAACAGGGCCCGGCTGTAACTCCGGCCGCAACTCTGGACGTAAACTTGTAGATGGAGCCAAAGTCTCAGGAGCTAAGTCCGTAGTAAACTTCTTTCCTTCAAACTCGAACACGCCGCCGTCACCTTGGGCAGCACGGGCCGCGGAAAATGCATCGCCAAACGAAGTCGGGGTTTCAGTAGCTTGAGTCGTAACGTTGAAGTTGTCAGAAAAACCATCGTTCACCATACCAGAGGCGTACCGAGAAGCATGTCCCGCGTCACCATTACGAGCTATAGTTCTCGCTGTAGCGTCAACATACTCTTGATTTTTTGGCGTAATGCCCAAGCCCATCGAGATATCAGTGAAAATAGTGTTTGTTCTGACTGGGTCATTATTGTTATTGTTATTTGAACTACTTGAGCTTGTAGCCGCCGAGGCGCTAGGCATGCTTAAAGAAGCACCCGCTTGAATCTTGTTAACGTCCTTAATGTTGTTAGCTTTTGCAATCGCAGCTACAGTCGTGTTGTTGTCTTTCGCGATCTGACTTAACGTGTCACCGGACTTAATCTGAACTGGTGCTGGCTGGTTGTCGTTTCCACCACCGCCACCACCGTCACCGCCAGAACTACCAGAACTACCGGAGTCATCCCCACCAAATGCTGCAACGTTCCACAGATGCAAATGACGCATCGGGCTAAAAGGGTTATATAAACTTCTCATGACTGTGTCCCCATACGATAGTTAGCGCCAATGAACTTGTATCCACGTTTCTCTAACAAACTCTCAAAAACTTCCGGCTTAATAGTAGAGCTTTGACCAATGCGAATATCCGCCGCGCCCTTACTTCTCGCCCAATCTTCAAACAAACTCAACAGTTTTATGCCGATATACGTTCCGCGCTTCTCGGGAACAACATACCAAATAGTATCCGTCGCAACTAAATCAGGGCCAAAGTAATACGAAGCCACATTGCCAACAAAAACCCCTACAGGCTCATCGTTGTCCCAAGCCAACACAATAACTCGATTGTCAGCCTTCGCATTCTCTTCCGCAACTCTTAACAACTTCGCGCTGTCAAACGTTAATCGAGAGAACGAACTTTCCGCATGAGCCTTCCGGCCCAAGAAAACAAAAGCATCCGCAATTAACGGAGTAACCTCCGTAATCTCGTCATAATGGACAGTAGACTTGTTGTTCATGTCTAACATCAATAGCGGCCTAACCTAGAAAATAAGAGGACAAGGCCATTATACATCAAAAACACACCTCTTGGCAATCAAATCTACACATATGGTGACTTAATAGGTGGCGCGTTGAACGAACCAGAAACATTAAACTGCTGTAATGGCGCTATAGGCTGGCTTAAAGAACCCAATCCACCCTGCGGAAGTGCCGCTTGTGGCTGCATCTCCTGCCCAAAACTAGGTAACTGAGGCATAGTATTCTGATACTCAGACATCATATCAGGATTAAACGTGTCCTGCACACCAAAGTCATAGCTCGAAGCAGCAGGAGCAAGGCCCGAGGTTCCAGGATCTAGGACATTGCCCGTGCCTAAAACATCAATGATAGGGTTGGCCTCAACAGCAGGAGCGGTGGCCGGGGTCGGAGGAGTAATGGGTTGCGGTGAGTCAACCATACTCTGAACATCCGAAACATCGTTCGAAGCTACAGTCCCACGGTTCAACATCCGCTGAATGTCGTTCGATGAGGCGTCCGTTAAACTGCTACCCGTAGTTGAACCAAATGGGGGAGGGGTTGAAGTTGGGGTGACGCTTAATTGGTTTTGCGGTTGTGCTAACTCTGAAATCACGTCTTGGTACTGTGGCTGATAATAAGCACGTTGCATCCCCGCATAACCGCCAGGGTTATCATCGCTGCGGGGCTGGTTGGGGTCGCCGCCTAACGCCACTTGCTCGGATAGGTATTTATCAAAAGCCTCACGCTGTAACCCAGTGGACTCATCGGCAGTTCCAGCTACAAGGGGAACATCTTGGGCCATTAGCGGGGGTGCAATACCATCGCCGACTCGGTTAATGGCCTCGTCGTTTACAACCATCGGAGTTTCCCCATACCCCATCAAAGACATCGGATTTTTAAACGAGTCAGTTCTACCAATCAGGTCAGTGAACATCCCCGAATCTTTAACCAAATCAGGGATACCACCATAAGGCGTGGCTAACGGATCAACATTGAAATCCTTTGTAGAGGGGTCGTATGCTTCAAGAGTTGAGTTACGCTCTCTATTCAACTCGTTCAAACGATCCAACTCGGCAAGAGTTTCGTTTGCTTGTACTTCATCTTGAGTGGAATCTGTAGGAACTTGGTCATTAAAAAAGTCCATGTTCATTCTTTGCTGAAACTCAGCTTGTTGAACTCTGAAGTTCTCCATAGCTAGGCGGTCTGTATCTGGATCACCCGTCATCAGTGGTGGCATCATGGCATCAGCTCCAACAAAACTTTCTCACACCATACAACAAACCCAAATGAAATTATACCCGCAATATTTTTGGGGGCCCTGGGTCCCTAATGCTTTTACAAATGAATGATTCCGGTGGACCAACTATATAGGCGCCGGGGTGGTGGTGCCCCCGCCAAAAGGGGGGTAGGGGGGTGCAATCTTGGCGGTCAAACGTACCGGATTGGCCCCAGTTACCCCTTGCCAAGCATAGGCCGGCCGCCCCATGTCCTATTGAATAGGTGCATTTAGTTTAGATATATGTGATTTAGTTGTGGTCCGCCTGTTGACTTCCCACAATCTATTCCCCATATAGAATATATGGAAAGGCAATGAAGCATTTTCATCTT